AAGGAACTCACCTCATGGGTTACTCAGCACATTACTCGCTGGCGTGACCACAGAGATGCTAACTACATGGACTTGTGGCAAGAGTATGAGCGAGTCTTCCGAGGTATCTGGGCTGCTGAGGACAAGACTCGTGAGTCAGAGCGTTCACGTATCATCTCACCAGCTACTCAGCAAGCCATTGAGACTCGTCACGCTGAGATCATGGAAGCTATCTTCGGTCAAGGTGAATTCTTTGACATTCAAGATGATGTCTTAGATGTAGATGGTAATCCTTTAGATGTTGAACAAATTAAGGTTCAACTACATGAAGATTTTAAGAGAGACAAGATTAAGAAAGCTATTGACCAGATTGAGTTGATGGCTGAAATATATGGTACAGGTATTGGTGAAATCATTGTTAAGACTGAGAAGCAATACGTCCCAGCTACTCAAGCTATTCCCGGCATTGCTAATGCAGCTGCCATTGGAGTTCAAGAGAAGGATCGTATTGCCGTTAAGATCAAACCAGTTAACCCTAAGAACTTCCTTATTGATCCTAATGCTGATTCCGTTGACGATGCTCTGGGCGTTGCTATCGAGAAGTATGTATCCATTCACAAGATTGTTGAAGGTATTGAGAGTGGCATTTACAAGAAGGTAGACATCACCACAGCCTCAGAGGATGAAGACTTAGAAGTCACTCAAGACTTGAAGACCTATCAAGATGATAAGGTTAAGTTAATCACATATTATGGTTTAGTTCCTCGTGAGTATCTGACTGAAGGTGATGAAGAGGAACAAGAATATGAAGAGTTGTTCTCCGAAGGTACATCAGCTGATGAACACTCCAACTTGGTAGAAGCTATCATTGTGATTGCCAATGACTCTATCTTGCTTAAGGCTGAAGCTAATCCTTACATGATGAAGGATAGACCCGTTATTGCCTACCAAGATGATACAGTCCCCGGTAGGTTCTGGGGTCGAGGTACAGCTGAGAAAGCCTACAATATGCAGAAGGCTATTGATGGTCAGCTTCGTGCTCACATGGATTCCTTGGCACTGACTACAGCTCCTATGATTGCTATGGATGCTACAAGGCTTCCACGTGGTGCTAAGTTTGAGATTAAGCCCGGTAAAGCTATCTTGACCAATGGTTCACCTTCTGAGATCTTGTATCCCTTCAAGTTCGGTCAGACTGATGGTAACGCAACTGCAGCAGCGCAGAACTTTGAGCGTATGCTCCTACAAGCTACAGGTACAGTTGACAGCGCAGGTATGCCCTCTAATGTTCCTCGTGACGCAGGTGCTGGTGGTATGTCAATGGCTATGGCTGGCATCATCAAGAAGTACAAACGTACCTTGAGTAACTTCCAAGAAGACTTCATGATCCCATTCATTAACAAAGCTGCCTTCAGATATATGCAGTTTGACAGTGAACGTTATCCTTCAGTTGACATGACCTTTATCCCAACAGCTACTTTGGGTATCTTGGCTAGAGAGTTTGAACAACAACAGATGATTGGTTTGTTACAGACCTTAGGCCCCAATACGCCAGTGTTGCCATTGATCCTTAAAGGTATCTTGCAGAACAGTTCATTGTCTAACCGTGGTGAACTGATGAAGGCTTTGGATGAGATGTCTCAACCTAACCCACAGGCTGCTGAGGCTCAACAAGCACAACAACAAGCTGCAATGCAACTAGCACAGGCTCAGGTGGCTGATTTACAGTCTAAAGCTCAGAAACAGTCAGCTGAGGCTCAGAAGACCATGATTGAAGCTCAGATGATCCCTGAAGAGCAGCGTGTAAAGCTAGTTCAAGCTGCATCTACTAACCTAGATAGGGGTGATGACTTTGAGAAACGTCTAAAACTTGCTGACATGATGCTAAAAGAGAAGCAAGTTAACCTGAAAGCTGCTGATATTGCCTCCAATGAGCGTATTGCAAGTCTTCAGATGATGAATAAGTCTAGTAGGAAAGCATAAAAGTAGCAATTTGTTGATGTTCTTGGGCAGTTCCATCGTTTTTAATACGATTGGCTCTCCAAGACATCACAATAACGTTGCCTTTAATGTAACCTTTAGTAGGATCTACACGGTCAAAGGATACTGAGTTCTCTAAACGTCCCTTACCTTCTGTAAAGTAGTCAAGTTCAAGACCCAATACAGGACAATGTGATGGAAACTCAAGATCTCCAAACTCAATAGTCCATTCCCACCCATATTTGTTACCTTTCTTGTTGCGAAACTTCTCTTTCATAGATTGAAATATTAAAGACTTGGTAAACTCAGGATCATTCCACTTAGATCCATTTTTAGCAAACATCTTGTCAGTGTATTCTTTGTTTTTACGTGTTTGTTGTATCTTAAAAGCATCAATATTATGCTTTAAAGCTATTTGTTTGATGCGTTGTTTAGTTAATTTACCTTCTAAACGCTTAGAGATTTCAGTGTAAGAAACACCTTCTTTAAGCCATAAAAGCATGTTTTCACGTTCTTGAGTTGTAGTTTTATACTTAAAAGTCATAGTAATCCTTTTAACTTAAATAAAAGAAGATTGTAACACAGGTTACTAGTGCAAGTCAAGTGTTTTTATGCTAAAATACTAATATTGTTAAATAAACTACAGAAAGGTTCTCCTTAAATGGATAAAGACCTACAAAAGTATTACGAAGAAACCTTTAGCACAATGAGTACTAAGGGTTGGGACTTCTTAATTGAAGACTTTGAAGAGATTAAGGCTAGTTTAAACGATATTTCTACTGTCAACGATACACAAACACTACATTATCGTAAAGGACAGTTAGATATTATTGAATTAGTTTTAGGGCGTAAGGCTGTGTGTGAGAAGGTATTTGAGGACTTACAAGATGAGTAAACATTTGTATGACTTCTTATGTCCCAACAACCACACAACTGAATCGCTGGTAGATAGCGATCATACCACTGCAAAATGCAAAGTATGTAGTAAGGACGCTATCAGGCTCATTTCAGCTCCTACCATTGGGTTAGATGCCATATCTGGTGACTTCCCCGGTGCAACAGCTAAGTGGGCATCTGTGAGAGCTGACAGGCTCAAGCAGGAACAAAAGAGAGGATCTGAATAGCTATTCAGGCAACCCAATTTTATTTTGAAATTATCCTGTAATCCATACGTGGACAGGGAAAGGTTAGGTATGGCTTTAATTGATAGTAATGAGGAACTAGGTAACGTTAGTGAGATAGAAGCTGAAGACTTTAAACAACAGTCTTCGACAAGCGTACAACAAACTCAACAACCTTCAGAGCAAGCTCCAGAGATCCCTGAGAAGTACAAGGGGAAGAATCTTGAAGATATTGTTCGTATGCACCAAGAGGCTGAAAAGCTAATCGGTAGGCAAGCACAGGAAGTTGGAGAAGTTAGACGGTTAGCTGATGATCTCATCAAACAAAGCATAGCTCAAAAGAATCAACAACAAGTGCAACCAAATGAGGTAAGTAACGCCTCACAAGAGATTGATTTCTTTGAAGATCCGCAGAGTCACGTTAATCGTGCTGTAGCGAATCATCCAGATGTAATTGCCGCTAAACAGGCATCACAGCAGTTAAAGCAAATTCAGACACAAGCAATGCTCAACAAGAAGCATCCTGACTTTGCAGATGTTGTACGTGATGGTGAGTTTATTGAGTGGGTTAAAGCTTCTCCAATGAGGCTCAATATCTACGCAATGGCAGATGCTAACTATGATTTTAATGCAGCTGATGAACTGATTACTACATTCAAACAGATTCGTACATCTAAGACACAACAAACTACTGATGCAGGTAACGCTGTCCGCAAACAGAACCTTAAAGCAGCTGGTGTCGATGTTGGAGGAACTGGAGAGTCTTCTAAGAAAGTATATCGTCGTGCCGACCTTATCCGGCTACGTATGACAGATCCTGACCGTTATGAGGCACTGCAACCTGAGATTATGGCTGCGTACTCTGAAGGCAGGGTAAAGTAAATTTAATTTAATTATCATCAGGAGAATTTTAAAATGGCATTAGGAACAGATCACGTAACGAGTACCACAGCAGCAACGTTTATTCCAGAAGTTTGGAGTGACGAGATTGCTGCTGCGTACAAAAAGAGCTTGGTTGCAGCTAACCTAGTTAAGAAGATGAGCTTCAAGGGCAAGAAAGGTGACGTAGTTCACATTCCAGTCCCTACACGTGGCACAGCTTCTGCTAAGGCAGCTTCTACACAGGTTACACTCATTGCAGCTACTGAAACTGAAGTAACTGTCTCTATTAACAAGCACTACGAGTACTCACGTTTGATTGAGGACATCGTTGAAGCCCAAGCATTGTCTAGCCTCCGTCAGTTCTACACTGATGATGCTGGTTATTCTTTGGGTAAGCAAGTTGATACTGACTTGGTGAACTTGGGTCAACAGTTCAATGTTTCAACAGCTGGTGCAGGTAACTTCCGCTATGCTGGTGCTTTCATTGGTGGTGATGGCTCTACAGCCTTTGACTACACAGCTAACACCAATGCTGGTAACGCCTCAGCTTTGACAGCTGCTGGCATTCGTCGTACAATTCAACGTCTTGATGACAGCGATGTTCCTATGGACAACCGCTTCTTCTTGATTCCCCCAAATGTACGTAACACTATCCTCGGTTTGACTGAGTTCACAACCTTCAACAGCGTTGGTGAAGCTGGTTCTGCTAACAGCATCCGTAACGGCATGATTGGTGACATCTATGGTGTTCCAGTCTACGTTTCGTCCAATGCTGGCACAGCTAAGTCTGCTGCTGATGGTACTGGTACTAGCTTGGGTCGTGTGTGCTTGATGGCTCACAAAGACTCTATGGTTCTGGTTGAGCAAGTTGGTGTCCGTTCACAGACTCAGTACAAACAAGAGTACCTCGGTACATTGTTCACAGCTGATACTTTGTACGGTTGCGCTGAGCTGCGTAACTACGGTGGCGTTGCCCTCGTGGTTCCCGTCTAAGTAGACTAACTAGGTTCCCATGCTCATTAGTAGCCACAAGCTACGGAAAGGTGTGGGAGCCTTTTTAATGTATTAAGTATAGTACATCAGAAAGGTTAACAGCAATGAAATTCAAATGTATTCAATCAGGTAACACAGTAGAGTTCTTCCAAGAGCATGAGATTCTGGAGATGAAGAAACATAGTGGTTACACTGAAGTAGTAGAAGTAGTTGAAGCACCTAAAGCAACATCTAAGAAAACAGTAGTAAAGCAAGATGAAACCAGTATCGACGGGTAATGTTCTTACTGC